CCCGTAAGAAGGTAGCCGCTTGGCCGTGAATTCGATTGCATCGAACCCGATTGGTTCAGCAACCTGAATATTGTTTAAGTAAAACTTCCATCCTGCCATAGGACAAAGGTAAATAAAAAAGCCCATCGGTTAGGACGGGCTTTTGAGGTGCTAATTTTGGAGTTTTAAAATTGGCTTTGGGTAATCCTCTCCTATCGGATTGTACTTCAATATTTTTGGTTCTTCGCCTTTTACAAAATAGTTCCAAGTCTTTATTATAAAAGCTATTTTTAATGCAGGAGGCATTTTTCGTAAAGATGTTTTATCATGAATCAATTTGTTTCTTAACAAATTAACAGATGAATTCGTAATGTCAGAACCAGTAGCCAATTGCTGAAAAAACGTGAATGCCATTTCACAATCTAATTCACAAAATAAAGCGTAAAACCCACCAAAATAAGATGGCTGCAAAATTTTAGCAAAAGTCATATACCAATTTCTAGAATTACTTGCTATTCTTTGCCATTTTTCAGGGTCTTCAAAATATTGTTCCAAAAGTTCCGCATTTGTGCTTTTGCCGTTAACCTGACTTTTTGATCCATGATCAAGTCTTAAAAAATTATAGTGGGCAATTATTGATGGAATTGAATTGTCTTGTTTGATTCCTGCCGCCCTAAAAGTATCACTTGAATTTCTAGAAGAACCAGTATCTAAAACTGAAAAAACCGATTCATCAAGATTAAAAGCAACGTGAAACTTTATACTGCATCCTGAATGAATTATTGCCATCAATCGTTGCTGACCATCTAAAACCCTTCCACTTGTTGCTATCTTAATTGTTTCTCCAGTATTAGACTTCCACCGTCCTTCTTTCATTTCCTTTGAGTACAATAAGACTCTTGGCGTTTTTGGCCTTCTGTTGGCTATGTTTTGTGACAAATAATGTTTCGCCATTTCGGGAGAAACTAACATTTCAATAAATTCTATCATTTTTTGATTGTTTTAATTTGCAACAAAAGTAAACAAGAGAATTAAACTACCAAACTATTTTGCAACAAAAAACCCGACCTTATGAGCCGGGCTTTTTGAAAACAAGCGAAAAAACAAAAAATATGGATAAAAAACCTATGTTGCAAAGTAGCAACAAAAAGAACTAATTACCAAAACGATTGTTCAGGATTCTGGTTTCTCTTGATTTGGTCTGAATCTTCTTTGTAAACCCACGTTCATCCATTGTCAGGGATGTGATAGGAAGCTTTGACAAGGTTTCTTTGATTGAAATTAGTTCACTTACTATGTGACCATTTCCAGACTCACCACGGCCCTGATTCATCAGCTTAGAACCCATAAACCGTTCGGATTTGATCACCTCGTGATGTGGGATTACTTGTGATCCTTTTGGCAGATCGACCAAGGTAGCTACTCCTGGTGTTTCGTACACTTGACCCGATGTGGTCACAACCCACTCTTTACCAATTTCACCGACAATCGCCTTTCCACCCTTGAACGGCTTACCTTTCGTTCCTTCTTTGAACTCTGGTACTGGTTGGGCTGCGATGAATGCGATCTGTGCGGCTGCGGTAGCAAGTCCGGCAATGGCTAATGGTGCAAGGAATCCAGACACGAAGTATTCAGCGATGATTGGTGCTGTCTTGAAGACTACCTGTGCGATTGCTGCGGCCCTTTGTGCTTCAAACTCCTTTGTCCGTAATTCCTTTTCTTCCTGCTTCCGTTTTTCGTTGATCTCCATCACTTTCTGCTCATTGTCACCTGCCAGACGGAGTTCAGCATCGTACCTTTTGTTTAATGCCGTCAATTCGTTTTGTGTCTGTTGTTGCATCAGGTTCATGAAACCATCCAGAACGGCAGAAGCTACCTGAGATGCAGCCTGCACCCTTTCGACATCCTTCTTTTTTTGGTCTTCCTCATCTTTTTTACGTAGGTCTTTCAGTTCCTTGTAAAGCTTTGCATTGTCTGCAAGAATCTTAGCGTTGGCATCCAAGGCAGATTCAACCCCGTTGTTGGCGGCTTCATCGTTGGACTTTATGATTTCATCATTGGCGGCTATTTCATTCAGAATTAGTTTTTCTTTCCGTTGCGAATCAGTCAAGACCTCAGATTCAATCGAAGCCTCTTGAATCATTTTATTCCGTTCAATGGCTTTCAGTTTAGCCTCGTAGATTCCTTGTTGTACTTCATCCTCACCTTTGACACGGGTTTCACGATCTCTGATTCCGGCATCAATGTATTCCTGGGTGATCTCTTGATTTTGAGTCTTGAGAATTTCAGGAAGAAGTTTTGCCTTGTCTTTAGCTTGCTGAACTCCCAATTTTGCAGAGTTCTCTGAAATCTTTAAGAGTTTCACATTCGTTGCAAATTCCAACTCCATTATGGCTATTTTCTGACCATCAGCCCCGACCGTTTGTTTAATCTTTTCAGCCGTGATTTGCTTTTCAAGTTCGAGTTGATCGACCTCAGCATTGTATTTTTCTTGATTCATTTTTGCCATTTTTTCAGCATTTGCTTTGGCCTCTTTATCGGCCTTTTCTTTTGCTTTTTGTTTGGCATCTTCCAAGGCTTTTTGCTTGGCTACATAGGCTGAATAGATTGCTTCTGTTTTTGTAGTTGCATCTCCTCGTTTTTTTATTTGCTCAGTTGTTGCGGCGATTTCACCGTTGTAATTAGCAATTTCAATATTTAGTTGCTTTACATCTTTTACGGCTTGTGGATTACTTTGAACTTCACCAAAAAAACCCGTAGTGCCTTCCTTAACCTTTTGTTGTGCCTTTTTCAATTCATCTTGTGCGGTCTTTAATTTTGCTTGCCTTGATTTTAAAAACTTATCCAATTCCTCATCAGTATAATTTAAAACCATGTCATTGAAGTACTTGTAGGACTCTAATTCAACGCTTGCGTATAGTTCCGAAGATGTTTTGCCTCCTGCAAATATCCTGTTAATATCATCCATAAATTGGGATGTTGTATTAAGTGCCTCGGTCAGAATTGGACCTAAAAGCGTTCCTATTTTATTTAAAAAGCTATCCCATGCATCCCCTAGGTTGTTTACCTTTCCTCCAAGTGTATCTGATACTGCGGCTGCAGCCCCTGCCACACCGTTGTAATCGCCAAGGCCAACCAAATATTCACGAATAGCGGCATTATTGTTTTGAACTTGGGTTTCTACTCCCTTAAAAGTGAATATTACCTGATCACCTGCTTTTTGCGCCCTTACTCCAAACTCTTTAAGTCGTTCAAACTCCCCAACCTGGGCATCAATGATCGCCTCCGCTAGTTGGTCAAATGACTTGCCGGTTGATGATGCCAAATCGCCCAACTTACGCATCTGGTCAATTGTTGGAGTGAATCCCTGATTAGCCAGTTTGACAAAAGATTCAGTTAATTCACTTACGGCAAATGGTGTAGTCTTTGCAAACTCCTTAATATTTTCAAGGGCCACAGATGCAGCCGCACCACTTCCTAATGTGTTTTTTAATACGGCTGATAGCTTTTGAAATTCAGCAGTTACATTGAATACTTGCTTACCAAATGCCATTACAGATGCAACAGAAAACGCTCCTGCCATAAGTGGGCCTAGCTTACTTGCCATGCCCCCGACATTATTCAATCCACCTGCAACTTTGTCCGTTGAATTCTTTCCTTCTTTTCCAGTTTTTTGGAGTTCGTCATTCAGCTTTTGGGCATTTGTGATTGCATCCTTTTCTGCCTGAGTTAGTTTGTCAAAACCATCTTTGGCTTTCTTTACATCACCTTCCTTAATGATGTATTCGACAACAATCTGATTGGTACTTAAGGTACTCATTTTTTCGCATTGGATTTGTCAGCTTTCAGTGATGCTACCCAATGCGAGTACATCAGGTAGTAAGTATAGAGGGGTTGTTCGACCAATTCAGAAAGGTCTGTTCCCATTCCTTTTGCAAAGCTAAGATTTTCACCGAATCTTCGTTTGAAGTCTCGGAGGCTAACAATGTAATATGATGCTCTAACATCTTTAAATTCATCAGAGTTTCCCCCGTTAAATAAGTGTTCAAACTCCTCTGTAATTCGTCTCCAGTAGTCAGATATTGATTTTCCGGCAACGTCAAAAAAAAAGTAGGCACATCGGCATATTTAGCCCAATGTTCAATCTTTGACTTGTTATAATCGTGCTGATAGCTGAACGGATTTTCAATCTCGTCAAAGTATTTGACCGTTGCCAGTTTGATCTGGATCTGGACAGATATAGCCAGTTCTTTGCGTTCTTTCAATCTGGCGTTCAATATACCGATCTCAATTAGTTTCTTGTTGGTCTTGATCTTTTCGGATTCCAGAACGGCATCAACGGCTTTGCAATGGCTATCCAGGTAAACCGGATTAACTGCCGCATCCAACTCCCGGTAAATGTCAATGGCTGCATGCATCCGTTCATAGGGGATGTTGATGTCATGCCCAAAACAGAAGTAATTCCGGTTTCCAGAAGTAAACGCAAACTTGATCTTATCCCAATGCTTCCGGTCGGCAGTCCCATTGTATTGCGGGGTTACAGGTTGATCTTGCTGCGTAAGTATGCCAGTAGTTTGAGGCTCATGTGATTTAGTCCAAGGCCAAATATTGAAAGCCATATAGGTTGATTAAAGTAAAATATTGAGATGATAAGGTATTGCCATGCACCCGAACAAAAGAGGCATTCACCGAGAGGCTTTGCGATGTTTTCGGGCAGTTCTTGGAGTTGCTTTAGATACCATTGGAAAGGCGGCATATGATCCATCAGATAGTCCAAGAACAATGATAGCATTGCCGACAGTATCGCAATCTGAAACAGGGCTAATAATGCAGCATCCTCTGCGCTTGCCTCCACAATTTGATTCATAGTTTGTCATGGTTGATTAAAAGAAAAGGATTGCGAGAATGACAACGATTGAAAGAATCAATAGGATTTTAAACGCTGATTTAGTGTCGTTGTCTGGCTTCGGTTCATCCTGATTCAGCATATCAACTGCCTCGTCATGCGTGAAAACTTTAAGACCGTTAACTATTCTCATGTCAGTAACCTTCCGGCAGTTCGTTGTAGAAAGCATTCACGAAAGCAACCGTTTCATCTGTTGAACCGTTCGCCACATTAAATGAAATGCAATTATACATCTTTCCGTCAATTGCAACAAAATTCAATTCCTGCAAGGATGGATTCAAGAACCGGATTTCATACGGGCCACCAAAGCCGGAAAAGAACCCTTGCGGAATTAATGTGTTATCCAGATCAATCTGGATGTGCGTACCACCGATGACCTCAGAGGTTTGATAGGTCACATGGTTCTGACCATTGCTAATCCTGATCTTAACCGTTTCATCTGGATATCCAATCGGAAGGTAAACCAGGAGGGTTTCAAAGCAGGAAATCAGAGGCTCACAGATGGAGTAACAGGTTTTACAGCAGTTCATTTTGTTCAATCAATTTCGTAATCGGTTGCAATTTCATTAAAATTAGTGAAAACAAAATATCTGAACTCATCGAGACTGTGTGATAGGTTCGGGTTCTTCAGCTTCCACGGGTCAAGACTTCCTTTTCGGTCGACCTGGGCTTGCTTTAAATCCTCAATCAGCAGGTCATTTTCTTCCGCTATCCTGACATTACATCTTTGCAGAACCATGTTAGTGATGACTCTGGACTGGATATGTGACGGGTTAGCAGGTGCGACCTGAATCTGCATATCATTCAACTGCAGATGTGATTTAATGGCCGTGTAGGCTGAGATATTATCCGATGTGAATGCTGACTTGTTTTGCCCGGATGCATCCCCGTTGATGATGAACTTTGCTTTTGGGAATTCAGCCTTGATCGTTTCACAAAGTATTTTTAGATCCCCGATTCGGTATGTCTTAATCTTATTGATCGTGGCGTAATACTTCTGGCCTTTGACGTTCTTCAGAAACTGGTAGACTCCGCAGGTGTTGGTCACGTTGAAGTCAAATGAAAGGTATATTTCAAACTGAGGGTTGATGTTGATCCTACCCTTTACAACGTGCTTGTCGGCCTCGAAAGAATAGGCAAAGGTTGAATCAACATCTTCAACTCCCCAATCGCCCAAGGCCCAGACCTTATACCTTCTCTCGCCTTCCAGACCGTGACCTTTGATCCGCAAAAGGCGTTCGTGTAGGGCTTCCCGGTCGATTGTGTAATTGTCCCAGAAGGTTGACTTGTGGAATAGGCAATCGGGTTTATCCTTGTTCTCATCCACTTCCCGTTTCAGCCAATGGTTGATGGATTCAGGATTCCAGTCCATTATGAGAGATATGGGAACGCCTGTTTCACCTCGTAGGGTTGTGTCGATATAGTCCACATCTTCACGAGTGAATTGGTTAGCTTCGTTTAACCAGGCAATGTTAGCCCCTTCCACGCCCTTACCCTTTTCTGCCTTGTCCATTCCCAATCCTCTGAACCAATTACCCGTGTGCTTATTGATGATCTCAAAGTGATTCTTTCGGATGATGAAATCATTCTTGAAGTTCTTATAAATCAAGTTTGTCAGCAGAGTAAAGGTAGAGCCTTCAATGTCGGAATAGACCTTTCTGGAATGAATCACATTGAACTGGTAAGGCTGAAAGGAATGGTAGATTAGCTTTCTAGCAATGTTGTGACTCTTGGCTGATTGCCTTGTCCCGTAATGGCCCTCCTTGGTGTAGAGAGTTTCTACGAAAGGCCAGTACCACTTTAACCACCATTTACGGTCGAATTCGTAATTCATTTGCTAATTTATTTCGGGAAAAAGTTAGCAAACAAACTATTTTTCTGGTGGTGGTTCTGGTCCGGTTATTCGAACAGTAAGTTCTGGCGGTGTAGTTTCTATTTCCTGCTTATCTCTCCACTCTTCCTTAAATCGGTTTTTCATGTTGAAAATCCAGATAGGGGCATTTATTGAAGTTTCGACCAAAACGGTATTTCCGTCTTTATCTCTGGTCATTTCCTTCTTATTGAGGATGTTTTCAATGGCTTGAGTCTCCCACCAAAACCTGTTTTTATCCAAGGCTTTTTTTCTTGAG